CTCTGTATTATAACGCTAAAGTGATGGTGGAAACCAATATACCTGATTTTATAAGATATTGTAAAAGAAGAAGAAAGTTGCATTTACTACAGAGAAAACCGTGGGATGCTATACTTAAGGTTTTACAAACTGCCTCTCGCAAGTATGAGTTTGGTATTGATATGAGTTCCAAGCAGTTAAAGCAGCAAGGAGAAGATTTATTACGTCAATGGTTATTAGAAACCGAAAGTGTAGACGAAAACGGAAAAAAAGTGTTAACTTTACATAAACTGTATTCTTTACGAGCTATAGACGAAATGTGCTTCTACGACAGGAAGGTTAACGCAGATAGTGTGTCAGCTTTGTTTCTAATAATGCTTTGGATATTTCAGGAGAGTATAGTTCCTATAGAAGAACGAACAACGCAAAAGGAACGTTCTAAAATTGATACCTACTTTAAGGAGTTGGTAGCACCATCAGAATCATCAGACTCGCAGTATTATAATATAAAAAACCCGTTTCATGAGTTTTGATTCGATTGATTTTACGGATGGTCTACCATATTACAAAAGAATATCATACCATAAAAAGAAAGCTAATAATTTTAAGTGGGTCGAGGAGTGTGCGGAATACATTGATAGGTTTTACGGACAATATACCAACTTAGATTACGCTGATAAACTGAATCTCAATTATGATATAGCCAAAGGTCGTGGAGAGGCTGCTATGTCGCAGTATCAACATGGTCAGAGCGATAGGTCATTAATAGATGAGGGTATTAATGTAAGTACAGAGAAAAAGAAACACTTCGACATATTATCTCCCATCTTTAAGTCTATGAGTGGTGAGATGCAGAAAAGAGATTTAATAGCGGTTGCTAGTGATATATCAGGTTATGCTCAGAGTCTAAAGAAGAAAAAGAATCTAGAACTATATCAGCAATTACTAGGACAGAAGATGGCTCCGCTTCAACAAGAAGCTACTCAAGAGATATTCCTTAAGCATAAGATTGATAATCCGCAGAGTCTTGCTCCGGAAGAACAAAAACAGATTAAATTCGAGATAGACGAATTGATGAAGTTTAAGACTCCAAAAGATATAGATAAGTTTATGAGAGATGATTACAAAGCTCCAGCCGAGCATCTCATACAAAATCTGGTTGATTGGTATATTAGGGAGTTTGATCTTAAGTTTAAAACAGATGAGGCGTTTAAGCATCTTCTATTATCAGGAAGAGAGATTGCTCACCAAACAATACAACATTATAAGCCTTACTGTAAGATTTTAAATCCAAAAGGTTTTACTTACTATAGCGAACAAAATACTTTTCATATAGAAGATGGTGAATGGTGGAAATATGAAGAAGGTATTACCTACTCTACGATGGTTAATGAGATGCCAGAAAAGAGTCTAAAACAAATGCATGATTTAATTACCAGAGGATCTGTAGGTAGTGGAGATGGAGTTAGACGACACATTCGAGGAGAATTACCATCAGAAGTTAGTTCAGTAGTTGCTGAGATTAATACAAGTACTGACGGAGCATTTCTAGATATGGCTCCAAAAAATATGGCAAGCAGAGAAGGTCAATCATTTATATCATCTCTTTTTGCTGCGTTTGGTAATGGCGAAAACTCCGACTACAACGCAAGTACAATCCGTAGAGCATTAATATGTTATACTGCATTTACTCCTGTGTATTATATTAGACGTAAGACTAAAGGAGGCGACTTAGAAGGATTTTGGGTAGGAGAGAATTATACCAAAAACAAAGAGAAAGATTATGATGTAACTAAGTTTTGGGCTAAAGAATATTGGCAATGTAAGAAAGTGGGAAGCTCAAATGGAATATATTACGATAAAGAAAGAGTACCATTTCAGAATAGATCCCTAAGCGATCCTTTTAAGATTATACCGCCTTTTGTAGGAGTAGAATATTCCAGACTATTTAATAACTCTCCTACTGTTGCTCCTATAGATTTTGGGAAACCATATCAATACGAATATAACCTGGTTAAGAATAAACAAGAAGAGTTAGAGCAAACTAATATAGGTAAGGTAATGTTTTTACCTGAGAGTTTTATACCTAAAGATTGGAGCATGGGTAAATTTGCTAAGATGATGAAACTATCTAAGTTTGCTCCTATTAACGAAAACTCTGATACTCTTAATCCGGCTGTAGCTGCTCAAATAATGAAGAGTGTTGATTTATCAAATACGGTAGAAGTAGATAGATTTAATGCTAGATTAGATTACATTAGACGAGATGCTGAGTTAGCAATGAGTTACTCACCTAGTCAGCTTGGAACAGCACCAGCTTCTATGACTGCCACAAACAATCAACAAAATATTATACAAGGATCCTATAAAACCGAAGATATTTTTGCGCTACATAATACGTTCGTTAGAAATCTATTAAACTCTGGCGTAACAATGATAAAAAACTCTCTTAGAGATAACAAGGAATTAAGGGAACAGATAGCAAGTGATCTAGGTATAGCAATATTAGAAGCGGAGTTTAAATTATTAGAGCAGTCTGATCCTACAATTTCGATAATTAATGATACCGAGGAGATACGAAATATAGAATCATATAAAAATCTATTACAACCAATGGTTCAAAATGGACTAGTTAGTTCATCAGATTCTATTAAGATACAATTTGCCAAGAATAGTGCTGATTTGATTAACCTAGCAGAAGAGAGTGAACGAAAAGCTCAGAAATCCAGGGAAGCACAACAGAAGAGAGAACAAGAAGAAGCAGATAAGCAAAGAGCATCTATTGAAAAGATGGCGGCAGATGTATTAGCACTTGATAAGTATAAGTTCGATACTGAACAGCAAACTCGAAAAGAAGTAGCAGCTATTGATGCTACTAAGTTCCAGAGACAAGCTGATGCTGATGCAAACAATATTCCTGATGTTGTGCAGAACACACTAGCTAAACAAATCACCGAAGATAAAGATAGAACATCCGATGAGAAGATGGCAAGGGAAAAGAATGAGACTAATCTCAAAATTGCGAAGATGAAGCCGGCTAAAACGGGCTAAATCTATAATATATTTATAGAGCGTCTAAAAATATATATAAACTGTAATAAAAACTAACAATTATTTTTTAACAATTATTTTTAATATAATTACATTATGAGTAGCGATAGCAACAACAATGATAACAACATTACTCCAGACAACACACAGGCAGAACCAGAAATCGTATTTAATATCAATCCTGATGTAAGTTTTTACTCTGAGGATAGTAATCCAGTAGATTTGAGCGACAATGCCCTATTGGTAGATAACAATCAAAACTTCCAAAACTTAACAACAGAAGATACAACAGCTACCGTTCAAAAAGCTGTTAATGATGATGCAAATACTGATGACAAAGGTGATCAGTCTAATGTTGACACAACGGATACAACGGACACTACCGGCGTTGATGATGCTGCTAATACGGAACCTAAGCTAGATGCAGAAGGTAATCCGATAGTACCAGATGCAGCGGATGTACCAGCAGAAACCGATTATAGTGGTTTTTCTACTACTGCTAAGTTTGCAGTAACAGTAAAGGACTTAGGTATTGATCTATATGATGATAAATTACCAGAGGATCTTAAACCAGAGACTTTCGTTCAAGACTTAGGAAATCATGTTTCTACTTCTATTGATACTGGAATACAGAATGGTCTTAAGCAGATGGGTACATACGCACAATACGTTAACTTCATAGCACAGGGAGGTAAAAAGGAAACCATTACACCAGCTATAGTTAATCAAAAATATGCTGATGTTAATATTGAAGATCCAGCTATGACAGAAGATGGTCTTAAAGAATTAGTTAAAGCAATGTATACAAAACAAGGTATGACACCGGAACAAGCTGATGAAGTTATCGGTATAGATGTAGAGAAGGATAGATTGAAAGATAAAGGGATTGTATCTAAAGAGTATCATTCTCAGTACATCAATTCTATCAAACAAGCAGCGATTAATAATTTTAAGCTGGAGAGAGATAGAAACGATAGAGATGATAATATACAACGAGAAAGTTTTGCTAATGTATTAAAGACAGGTAGTATTTCAGGTATTCCTATTGATAACACAGTAGCATCCAACATATTCAGTTTTATGTATAACAAGAATCAGCCTTTAACTTATCCTGATGAGAATGGAAAACAGAAAAGAGAGATGGTATCTAATTATGAGATAAAGATGATTCAAGCAGTAAATGATCCAGAGAAATTAGCGTTACTTAGCTATTTAGTTATGAACGATTTTAAGCTGGATGGTTTAGCAAAAATAGCAAAATCAAAAGTCAACACTAGTATTTATAAAGCAATTGAAGGAACAAGTTCTAAGCAGACTAGTCAAACCAACCAGTCTGATAATGATAATACAAACAATAATTCTAATGAGGTTGTACATAGTTTTACGATGTAAAAAAAGGTTAAAAACCTCGTAACAAAAAAATTGTAAAAAATGGCTTTTAATTTATTACCGAGTAAGTTTGAGATCAGCAACTACAGTTCTAAGGATCTGGTACATGCTAATCTAACAGACGAGAATGTGCTGTTTAAAGTACATCCACAAAAGAAAGCATGGCAAGATGTGTCCGACAAAGTACTAGAGTATGTTGCTAGTGCAAGTCCTAACATCTATGGCATGAATACTTCTTTGCTATCTTATTTTGCTAAAAACAATGCCACACGTTTTGTTGATAGTGAGTGGATAAGATGGAGCCTTAGAGGTACTGGGAAAATCAAATGTTATAATATGGAGAATATGCAGCCGGGCAACCCGACTCCGGGTATCAACTGGTCTGAGATTCTTCTTAAGTATAACCATGAGATCTGGCAAAGTTCTGATACAGTTTATCCAGAGGTTGCTCCAACAGTTGAGTTTACCGTACAAGGATCGCCTGTAGCAGATGGTACTGGTTTTATTTATACACTAGTTCTCAAAACTAGAAATGAGTTCGAATATGTAGAAGCCGATCTTCTTGAAGAAGGCTTAATCTGGTGTAAAAGGGGTGCGAACCACGGAGAAGGATCCGGAGAGTTCGGTTCAAGTTATTTCCCTGGTGGACCAAGTGTTATCACTTTCCAAACCACATTGGGATCATACTCCAAAACTCATGAGATTACAGATAAAGCATGGCATCACATGTTGCGACTTAA